GACATACACACGCATGATCGTGTCAGCACCTTGACCTCCTTGTACGCTGCTTCAAACTGCTCCTTTGGGCTCCAACTGATGTAGCCAGCATGGCGCGAGTCGTTGACCCTTCCGCCATCGGTGTATTCGACAAGGTAGCCCTCGTCGGCACCATCCTCGTTCTCCGGCAGGTTCCAGTTGCGGTACTCGTTGTAGTCCGCGCGGTTCATGGGTGTGGCGTTGACGATCTTGGTTCCAATGTAGGTCTTCATGCTGCTTTCCTTTGGGTTGGTTAAATGGCCGGGCCGTTGTCGGCGCCTGTTGGGGTTTCAATGCCTGCTTGCATGCCTTCGAGCCCGGTTGCGCTGTCAGGCGGTGCCTGTTGCACCATGGCCGGGTCCATGCCCTGCTCTTGTTGTGAGGGGTCCATTACCGGCATGCCAGCGTCCATCGGTGTCACTTGTGACACTTGCGGTGCTGCTGGTTGCGGAATGTTGGGGTCTTGGCCAGCCTGGTCCTTGAAGCCTGCACCTTGGGCGATGGTGTCGGCAATTGGCGCCACGGTCGGGTTCATGGCCACTACTTGCGCGGCCTGCAAGGCGCTGAACATGCTTTCCACGCGCTTGAGCATGCTTTCGGTGTCGAGCTTGGACACTTCGCCGCGCAGCTTGTCCAGGCCGGCCTGCAGCGTCTCCAACTGGATGGCCTTGGCGCGCTCGTTGTCGGCGTTGTCCTTCTGTTGCTTGGCGGTTTCGTCCGGTGTCGGTGCCTTGGTCGGGTCGCGCTGGCCGTTGAGCTTGCGAATGCGGGCCACCCACTCGTCCTTGTTCTTGATTTCAGCCGAATCAATGACCAAATCCAGCACGTTCATGACCACCTGAGGCGCGTAGGTAGCGATCTTGCCCAGCAGTTCCATCATCTGCTCCAAGGCAGCCTGGGCGTAGGTTTCGCGGTAGTCACGCTCGCCAATGATGTAGTCGGCCTCGCTGTTGGCGATGTCGTTCAACACCGAACCGTCTTCTTGTTGCTCGTTGACCGTCACCCATTCAATCGGCTGGCCTTCGCCCACAATGCGAATGACTTGCTTCTCGGTCATGAACTGCTCGATGTGACTCAAACGCAGGCGGCCGGCGAGTTGTTTGGCCAGGCGCAGGTTATCGGGCAGTTCGCTGGTGGACAGCGAGCCCTGGTCCTGTTGCAAGCCAATGGCCTTGCCTGAAATTGCGTTGGAGTCGCGTCCCAAGTTGGCATCGGTCACGCCGCCCACGTTGCGCAGCATTTCTCGGTCGAAGGACAGCAGCTCGAAGTTCATGGCCATGTCGGCCTGGGGCTTCTCGAAGCGCACATTTTCCAGGTGATCCACTTCGAGCGCCATGTCGGGGCGCGCGGCCTCTTGGCGGGCAATCTCGATGTCTTTGAAGGCGCCTTTTTTGTAAATCATGCGGTTGCTCGAAGCCGCATAAATGGCCTTGGAAGCCCGCTTGTTGATGTCGTCGTTGATGTCGCGCATACCCCGCATGAGTCCGTAACACATGCCGTCACGGCCCCGGCGATAGCCCCAGATTGGCACCAGCAGGAAATTCTGATGGCGCAATGGGCTCTTGCCGTCCCACAAAGGCGCGGACTCGGTGGCAATCATCACGCGCATGCGCTGGGTCACAGCGGCATACATCTTCCAGCGGTCGGTTTCAAGCTGGGCATGGCCTGGGTTCTTCGGGTCGAATTCCTTGCCACGCTGGGGACCACTGGCGAACACCTTGATCGACTCGGGCACGCGATACCAGCACTCGATCAGGTTCACCGACAGGCGCCGGCCCGAGTCCTTGACCTCCGAGCCGCCAATGTAGGCCGAACGGTCGCGGAACTGGTGGCCCAAGCTGTTGTTGCCCACCATGTCGGTCGAGCCGGTCAGGCGCTCACCCAAGTACCAGACATCATCGCCATTGGCCGCGCCGTGCTCCACATCCGAGATACCCGCCTGTTGCACCAAGTGCTGTTTGGCATCGGGCAGCAGGGCAATCGCATAGTCCAGGTCGGTCTGCTTGCGCCGGAACATGTAGCGCGCGTCCTTGAGGTCGAATTGACGGCTGCGCGAGTCCCGGTACACGTTGCGCCAGTCCTCCGAGCCCGAATAGATCACCGTGGCGCCCGGGTCGGTGTTGATGCCTTCTTCCAGCCAGCCCAAGCCGCCGATCACCATCTGCTTGTACGACTTGGATTCGTGCCACTGCGCCAGGTTGGCATCGCTGACGTACTTGAACACCTTGCTCTTGATTTCGGCGCTGGTCTGGTCGGCCTGTTCCCGCGGCAGCACGGTTTCATCCATCCGCATGCGCTTTTGCATGCCCGATACCCAGTCAATGGTTTGGCGGGACTCGTTGAACACCAGTGGCGCCTGGCCACGGTCCATCAGCAGTTGCGCGTCTTCCTCGCGCCATTGCAAGTGGTCGTAGTAGTCGTGGTCGATGGCCATTTGCAAGCGTTCCTCGCCCTGCAGGTCACGTTCGTCGCGCAAGGTCGTCATCAGGGTGGCATGGCGCTTCTCGGTGGCCTCGTTGGCACGCGAAGGCGAGTCAGGATTGATTACCAGCTTGTCGGGCATGGCGCCGACATTGGCCGGCTCGTCGTTGGATGGTCCAAACATTAGAGTAGCTCCTCATACATGACCTGTCCATTGACCTTGGCCGTTGCTTCAATGCCAAGAGTGGCGCGTTTGATGTCCAGGTGGCCCGGCTGGTCGCTGGGCATGCGAATCAGGTCGGGCAGGCCATCAACGATGATGTCCACGATGCGGAACACCGTGGCCTGGTCTGGAAAGAAACCCATGCTGGTCGCTGCATTCATGGCGGCCGTCAACAGGTAGGGCGTTGGGCCACCGGTGGCGTCCGAATACTCGTAGGCGTTGTCCTGGGGGATGGCATAGGCGCCGCCATCGAGCTTGGGAACCACGGGAAACAGCACCATGCAAGCCTGGGGCTCCTTCTTGCCGGCGTGCAGCCATTGAAAGCTGATGCAGATGTCGCCCTTGACGCGCTGCTCCCATGTCCGGTCGCCGCCACATTCCACCCAGTTCTGGCCGGTGGCGCCAAGTATTGAGCTCATGCCTTGCCCCTTGAAGTGGCACGGTGACGTTTGACGTTGCGAGCCTTGCGTGCCAGGCGCTTGGCGTGGGCGTTGGTCCAGCCTGGGCCGGTTGCGCGACTGCTCCCGCGTGAACCGCTTGGGAAGCCTTCAAAGCCTCCGAAAGCGCTGAGTGATGCGGCCAATAGGGCTGCCAGTTGTGGTTTCATGAAACTCTCCAGTTGCGGGGTGTCTTGCTCTTGCCTTCAATCAATCGGGGGGCTTCATAGCCCTGGGCGAACTGCCTCAATGCGTCAGCGGCCTCACTGTGGCCATCAATCTTGGATGGCGTGTGAATCTTCCATGCGCTGCGCGTCTTGTCCCATGTCTTTTTGTAGTTGCCAAGGTGCGCCAGCCCGAGCGCGCACTTCTCGGCGTCGAAGAACATCGAGCCGAACTTGTCGCGGGTCTTCTGGATGCCCAAGATCACCTCGGGAACGGGTGGAACAATCGTGAAGTCGTTGCTGGGCATGAGCTCGCGCAACATGTCCTCGGGCGACTGGTTGTTGAACTTGCCCTGGCGCTTGTGCGCGGCATCGTGCGGCAGGTAGTGCGTGCCCCAGACATAGCCGGTGGCCTGCATGCGCTGAACGTAGTAGCTGTAGGACTCGCCCCAGCCCTCCATGAAGTTGATCCAGCGGTCCTCAAAGCCAATGCGCTGGTGAAACCAGATGGCCGTGCCGTCGCTGTTGCCAATGTCCCAAAAGGTGTTGACCGGGATGCCGACAACGTGCGGCACATGGCAGATCCGGCCTTCTTTGCGCACGGCGGCCAGTTGCACCGCGTAATAGGTTCCCTCGGTCGATACCTGAAACGGCTCCTTGATCGTGCTGGGGTACTCCTGCCACATCTTCTCGGGGTCGCCACCGAACTCGGCATCGCGGGTGGAAACGTACCAATTGCGCTGCTGGCGGGTCAGAATCGTGCCGGTTTCGCCTTCCACAATGCCGAAATACTCGCGGTCCTTGTCGGTCATCACCACATCGGCGTCGATCTGGTAGCCGGGCTCCTGCCACCAGGCATAGAAGTGCACCCGGAAGTCCTTTTGCGTGGCTGTGGTGCCTGCCTGGGCCTGGGCGATCGCACGCATGGACTTGTCGTAGAAGTCGCCTTCCTGGCCCTCGGCCGTGGACTCGATGATGCAAATGCCATCCAGCGGCACAGCAGGAAGGGAGCCGGTGGACACCTCGCGCGCCTTGTCGGGAAACTTGGCGCAAATCTTGCCGTACTCCGACACATGGAGCCGGTGAATCGTGCCAGAGCGCATCGAGGTCGCTACCCTCACGCTGCTATTGTTGTGCGCGAAAAGAAGCTCTGAGGCGCTATCCCTGGCCAATGGCATGGCATTGCGCAGCGCATCGGGCAGGCGCTCATAGGCCAGCTTCACCTTGTCGCGGAAGATGACCTCGGCGGCCTCGCGGTCTTGGGCAATGATGCCGCAGCGCTGGTCGTGGTTGAACAGCGCATGGTCGAGCCACAGAATGGCCACCAGGGTCGTAAAACCCAACTGGCGCGCCTTGATGATGATGTTGCGGTGCCACAGTCGGGCCATCAACCGGCGCTGGGCCCGGTTGGGCACGAACGGGACCACTGAATTGTCCTGGCCATCGGGCGACTTCACCATGATCTTGTAAATGAAGCCCGAGCACACGCGCGCCTGGGCATCCTGCAGGAACAGCGCCATGTCCTTCTCGGTTTCAGGGAAGGGGTAAGAGCCATCGACATTCGGCGGCCAGGTGCGTGTCGGACCGGGTAATCTCTGTATATCACTGAAAGTAATCAAATCACCGTTTGAACCTACTTTCTCTCCAAAAGTGGAACTAGTTCCAGTTTGATGCCCTGAATTGCCTATTTTTTGTGCAGATTTAGCCCCGTGGGTGGAACTAGTTCCACTTGAGGGCAGTTTGAAGGACCGGCGCACCATCGTGTTAGAGGCTGTCGTCACGCGGCACCTCGTAGGCAATGGGCAGGTAAGAGCGGCGCATTTCGGTCAGCAGCGTAACCATTGGGTTTGCGTTGGCGTCCGGTGCTATTGCGTCAATGCCGTAGGCTTCACGCTCCATGGCGACGGCCGACTTGATGCTCTCGATCAGTTTCTTGGCCGTGTCGACGCGCCCTGGCGTGCTGATGATCTTCTTGTACAGGTCGTTGAGCTTGTCCATGCCGGCATCATCGCCCGCCAGCAATGGC